CTTTCGTGAGCTGCTCAACAATGAACTGCACCGGAACGCCGTGGCGCATCGACAGGGACAGCATTCTCGTATAACCGGAATGCACCGGGTTCTCAAAGATGTTGCCAACGTCGCTGATCACCATTTCATCCTCCGGCAATTCCTCATAGTCGAAGTGAAAGTCGTATCTCGCAGGATTTATGTCGCCGTTGTGCTTGGACAGCTTACCGGCCTTGACACGCTTCGGAATCTTGATGAACTTGCTAAGCCCACCCATGATCTCGTATGGTCGATCATCCAGCTTTCCAACGAATATCGTCCACTTCTCACCTTGCACGGTGGAGTGGTAAACGTCGCACGCTAGCTCGTTTGGACGTTTGGCTGCGTGGTTGAACAGGCTGCCAAAAGATTGTTGCTTGTCTTTGTTGGCAGTTGATGACTCAGTGGAGGACACCAGCACGCCACTGCGAGAGCCGTCGCGATAGACCGTGAACCCCTTGCAGCCACTCTTCCATGCGCGCAGATAGACCTCACTAACAAGTTCTTCTGTTGCGTCTTTTGGAAGGTTGCACGTCTTGCTGATGCTGTGCGCAATCCACTTCTGGGCTGCGGCCTGTAGATCGACGGACATCTTCCAGTCAACGTCTGCTGATGTGGCCTTCCAGTAAGGAGAGTTCTCTGGGGAGATAAGGTTCTCCGCGGCACCACACTCTCGTTGCTCCTTGCACCAGCGCTCATACCCACCATGCCGAACCTCGAACTCGGTCCACTTGTCTCCGAGCTCATCAACATAGTCGACCCGTGCATCGACATCGTTTGGATTGATTTTCTTCCTTCTCTTATAGCTGATCAGGTAAGCTGGCTCAATACCGCTAGTTGTTCCGTGGATGTTGTGCTTCTCAGACACAAGAGCCAGCATCGATGTAGTGCCTGCTGGTGGCGTGGTCGTGTCTGCGATGTTCCTGCGGCCATACTTCAAGTAACGATCGCGATACACCGGACCAAGATAATCGTACTGGTTACTAGCCTCAAGCACTCGTGTAAGAAATGGATGGTCTTTCTCCTTGCCGTAGTCATACACCGGGAACGAGCCGCGTTGCATTGCCATATCCACAGATGACCTGAACGCGTTAACAGCCATGACCTTGTATAGACGATCGATATACTCAATACTCTCCTGACTGCCGTAGCGCAGACCAACGGCAGCCACAAGGTCACCAACTCCGGTGAGTCCAAGCCCGGTGCGCCTTCCCTGAGCACAGACACGTGATATGTTGGTCCACAGGTTAAGCTCTGGTTGCTTTGTGTCGTCATCCTCTGGGTCGTTCTTGATCTTTGCAATGATCTTGTCGATCGCTTCAAGCTCAAGGTCAACAAGGTCGTCCATCAGCCGCTGAGCATCATAACAGGCAGCTGCGAACTTTTGAAAGTCAAACCTATCAGGCGATTCTGGAGGCACGCCCTCATTCAGAAAGCCCATACAATTAACCAGTAGAAGCCTGCACGCGCCCCAGGCTTCTAGAATTATTTCGCCGCAGTTCGACACGAGCAATCCACCGGTCCAGTATGTGTGTTCTGGGGCATCAACGGTGATGTCGAACACGTCCTCTTTGCTGACAGGTTTAACCTCAATGATCTCGTGTGTGTGTTCGGGCAGCGTTGTCTCTGGCCTTTCCAACAGCTCGCCTAGCGCCTTCTGTTGGTCTTGGTCTGTGAACCCAACGAGCTGACTGAACAACAACTGGTCGTGTCGTGTATTGATGCGTAGAACATCAATGGCGCCATTGCAGTCTGTTGTTTGGTGAGATTCAATGCCAATGGCCGACAGCATCAATTGAATGCGCTCAATCAGCTTAACGCTACTCCAGTGCTCAAATCTGATTTGGTCATTAGCAATATATCCGAACGCGTCAGTCAATGCCATTAAGAGCTGGCGCAACTCTTCCAAGTTCGCCTTGTAATCGGCGTGCAGTGGTGCTGTTGCAGCATCATAAGCGACACTAGAATCACATAGACTCAGTGGCTTGGCAACGGGTGGCATTCCTTGTGATGAATCAATCGACTCTGCCAGTCCCGCCTCGACCTTTTCCCCGTTCGAGACAACCCGATGGTTCTTTGTGCCATAGAACACACCAGCATGTGTCCTAAAGCTATGAACTGGCTTGACGCCAGTTGCAACCTTCCTGATAATCTTGGTCCATTGCTTACCGGACCAGATCGTGTCACCAACAGATACTTGCCCGAGCGTCCTGATGCCATCCGGTGTCAAGACGGTGGCCCATGCTGGCTGGCATGGGTTCGTTGATATTGACTCAAAACCAACGTCCGCGTAACAGTCAGACGGCGTCTGGGAAGTGACCGTGTCCCAGAACAGAGCTCCAGGTTCGGCGGAGTCCCACGCAGCATGAACGAACTGTTTCCATATATCCCTGGCGATAACGCGCTTGGTGATCTTTGGCGTCTTGCTATTGACTGGCCAGCGCAGCTCTACGTCCCGGTCTTCCACGATGGCGTTAAGAAACTCGTCTGACCACCGTACGGAGATATTCGCTCCGGTGACCTTCTTGAGATCGCGTTTGATGTTGATGAACGTCTCGATTTCTGGGTGGTGGCATGAGATCGTGAGCATTAGCGCTCCACGCCTGCCGCCCTGTGCCACTTCGCGACACGTGTTCGAGAACCGCTCCATGAACACGCCGATTCCATCGGTGGTGCTGGCGGCGTTGGCCGTTGGTAGCCCACGTGGCCGGATGTTGGAGATGTCGTGCCCAACACCTCCGCGACGTTTCATGATTTGCGCCTGTCGCTGGTCTGTGTTGAGAATAGACCCGTACGAGTCCTGGCAGGACGGGATCACAAAGCAGTTGCCAAGCGACAAGAGCTGGTGTGGATTTCCAATACCAGCCATCGGGCTTCCTTGAGGAATAAGCTCTTTGAACTTATGGAATCGCTGATAGATCGAGTCAGCTGACAGCGCATTGCCATACTTCGATTCAATCCTGGCAAACTCTGCCGCCATACGCCGGTGCATGTCGTCGGGCGTTGCTTCAAGCAGATTGCCGCCGTTATCCTTCATCGCGTACTTGCCAACAAACGCCTTGGCACCCAGCTCATTGCCATTCAGGTACTTGGTCGTCTCAGCCAAGGCTGTTTCATAGTCTACGATCACGTTTTTACTACCAGCTGCCATCTTCAATCTCTTCTCCTAGCTCTTTTTTCGTCTTCGCTTCGTATGTTGTTATTGTCGAACCGCACCGAGACCTGTCAGGTGCAGCTTTTCTTTGCTGTCTTTGATTGCCTGACGGAACCTGCTGATGGTGTCCTGTTGGATCTGTTCACGCTCAGCCTCCATGGACCCTTGCAGGTCTTCCACCTCCGCATCACTAAGCACACGCATTTTGCTTCGTGCTGTATCGAGGTGTACCTTGAAGCTCAGGCCGTCAATCCCAAAACGGTTCTTGGCTACAAACAGCGTGCCAAGCCCGGTTGCTTTCTGTGTGCTGACGCGTTGCAAGCCAAGGATGCAGTCGGCCTCACTGGCTTGCCCATAGCTCTCAGCGAGGTTCGTCGAGTCAACGATCTCACTCTTTGCACCTTCCTTGTTGCTCTGGAGAGCAGTCCACAGTGGCACATCAAGCTCCTTGGCCAGCTTTCGGAGCTCTTGAATGACATATTGCATTTCAAGCCGCGGAAGATCGTAACGTTCGGTACTTCTGATGATACCTGCATAGTCAACGATGATCATATCCGGCTTGATGCCGCGATAGCTCATCTTCTCAATATGTGCCTTGATGTTGCTGCATGTAATCGACCGCGGCGGAAACTCCTTGATGATCAGACGCCCAAGATGTTCCCTGTTGGAAGCGAAGTATTCCCGGATCAGATCTTTAGACTCCGAACAGTCCGAGCTGTTGATGTCTGTAAGGTGTGAGTCATACCTGATACCGACATAACGCTCATTCAACTCCATGGTATAGTGAAACACGTTCTTGCCACGAAGCAGCGCGTTCGCGCCAAAGTGCGTCAGAATGTGAGACTTACCACCACCGGTAGGCGCACACACAATCCCGATCTCACCAGCTCCAAGGCCACCAGCAAGCACCTTCTTGTTATCGAGGTGATCGATACCCGTTGGAATCGGATGCCTGAACGTCTCGGAGTAACGGGCATCAATGTCGTTGACATAGTCGTGACCCGGAGAAGCCGCCATACCAGCCGAGATGGCTGTCTTCATAATATCAATGACGGTCTCGTACTTGTCGGTCAAGATAACATCAACCGATTCAGAGAGTGCTTTCTTTAGTAGTTGCTGTCGACAAAACGTGAATGCCTTATCCTTCACCCACGGAAGGTCGGCGCCATTCTCGTTCTTGATAGTACGTTGTAGAAACGCCGCGCACTGCTCACGAATGACAAGGTCGTTCTTGTGACTGAGCTCATCACGCAATATCGTCACCATAAGCTCCATCGTCGGGAACTCCTTGTAGGTGTGATAGTAGTTGATGTACTTGTAAGCGATTAGCTTGAGATGCGGCGGCTCTAGGCACTCATCGACATTGAACACTTCGATAAATGATGATGCCCACTGCCTGTCGTTGAGAAGCGCCTGGAGCACTTTCTCCTGGAAAGACCTGCCGAGGTGAGTGAAAGGCTCGATTACTTCTGTCGAGCTATGTCGCTGGTCTGCGTTGATTATGTCACTGGCCGTTGATTGCAATGCTGATGGTTGGTTGTTGGTGTTTGTCATGGTGCTGTTTGGTGTTTTGTCTTGTTGCCTATGTGTCGGACAGTAGAGACAGAATCGCCCCTGGTGGTTATACCAGGGGCGATTATCTAAGCCAAGTGCATGTGCTGAGAGGAGGTGTGGTTAACTACTCCGACAAGGTCATCAATCTCTTGAGCTGAGTGAATGAACGATCGATACCCGCATCAACCGGAATATCCACCGCGGCAAACACCTTGATATAGTCAAGCCTGTTGCACACCTTGTTGTTGTCGTGCTCGTCGATCTTGTAGTTGATCTTGGCAATCTGGTTTGCCGCTAGACTTGACGCGTCCAGGTACATCAGCTTCCAGTTGCGTTCGATAATGTCCGCGGACGACTTGATGCTCTCGTAGCACTTCGGAACACGGCCGCTAAGGCCCCTAGCCGCCCGTTCTGCGGCCTCAAACAACCAGGACGTATCCAAGTCCACGTCGTCACGTTTCAGGTCCTGAAATCGACTCGTAATCGTTTTGAACCCGATCCCGTCAACACCGTCCAGATTATCCGACGGATCACCAACAACAGCGCGCGCCAGTGTGATGTTTCGTGGGTGTGCGGCAAAGTTTTCCAACACCCAACCGGCGTCTATGATGATCTTGCGTGCAGGATCATATATTCTGACCGTGTCATCTTCTAGCAGCTGGTAGAAGTCCTTGTCGCTTGACATAACGAACTTGGTTCGCCGTTTGCCCTCCAACATCTCTGACCGGTACTTCTGCTTCACAATATAGGCAATCACATCATCTGCTTCCGTGTCCGGGACATAAACCTGACACACGGGCGTATGGCTCAAAGCCTTCGCGCACAGAGACAACTGGAAGATCTTGTTGCTCTCGTCGGAGGAAGCCTTGTACTTACCGTCCTTCCGATACATCTCATTGATCTTCTTGTTTGTTGATCGGTTGGCTTTATAGCCTGGGAATATGTGCTTCCTCCTCTGAGATGGTCCGCCTTGTTCCCACACCACAAACAGTTTCTCTGGCTTTAGCAGCTCTGTCGCTGCTCCAATTGCCTTGATAAACCCGGTCGCGCCTCCAACAAGTTGTCCACCAGCATTAACCGCTTCGGAGACTGCAAAGTGACGCATGAACACGTTAAGCCCGTCAACCACCAAGATACTGTTTTGTATTGCCATCATGTTGTGTTTGTGCCTTTAAGCCTTCTTGCTCTAAAGAAGCAGGAACTGTCGGTTGCCAAATGATTTCAGACTAGTTGCATTGATGATTCCATCATCGTCGCTATAGTCATCCTTGCCGCCTTGATCGACGGTACCTCGCAGGTAGGCAACACGGCCGTCTGCCAACAGCAGACTGACGCCAATTGTCCAGTCGCTATCATAGTCGGGGTCATATGCAAGATAATAGCTGCCAAGGTACATTCCGATGTTCTTGCCGACGTCAAAGCGCGCCACGGTTGACGCTGCCGGGCTCTCCGGAAAGGTGTACTTCTTTATCAGCTCCTGATCATACGGGTGTGTGGTGAACAACTCCTTGCGTAGCTGCGCGGCCGTATATACAAAGTACCGCTTGTCGTCGTCTGACAGTCTGAGCTCTGCCACGTGCACTGCCCGAATGTAGTCGACCGCCTCGCTTTGGTTCTCCCACCCATCAACAGAAAAGTGCGCGACGCGCCCTAGATGACTTGGCTTTATTGTCAGGCCGCGTATCATGGTACCGGGCTTTAGATCAACCAGTTCACGCAGCAACATTACTTCCCAGTACTCCCATAGCCGCTAGTGCCACGTGTCGATGAGGACATGTCGGCGTCGGTGGCTTCGACAAACGCGACCGTACAGTCAGATGTGTTCGTTAGAATAAGGGGAATGACCAGCTGTGCGATCCTATCACCCGGCATGATCGTGTATGGCGTTTTACCGGCATTAAGCAGAACAACGCCGATCTCACCCCTATATCCAACATCCACAGTGCCGGTCACGGTAAACACTGACTTCCTTGCAAGTCCGCTTCGTGACCTGATATCAAGGAATACTGCGTTGCCATTGAATGACAATGGACAGCTGGCCAGTTGAAGTCCGGTCCTTACAACTTCAACAGATCCTGGTTCAATAGTCGTTTCGGTCACAGCGTACAGGTCAAACCCAGCATCGCCTGGGTGTGCCTGGGTTGGCATCTGGGCATTCTCATGTACTTTGAGAAGTCCGACCTTGAATGGCGAGAACATGGAATGAACGTGAATGACCTGAGGAGTTACGGGCAATGGGATTGATGACATATGCTGCTTGTAGCATATGTGTCCGTTATTCCTTAGTCAACATGGTCAAACGCACAACGCAGAAAGGCCGGTGGGATTAAATCCCACCGGCCTTTCATTTATTGGTCGTGTGTCGATTAGTTGCCAGCTGGTTAGCTGGTTGCTGGCTGTTAAACACTCAGCCGGTCTTGGCACCGCTCTGGTTGCCGAGCACCTCGACGTACCGCTGGGCGACGTGGGAGTGCATCACGGCGATGTTGTTGTTCAGGTTGATGGTCTTCCACAGGACCATCAGCAGCTCCGGGGGAGCTGCGAGCACGAACCCCGCAAGATTCTTGGCCTCGGCCGGAGACAGCGTGTGCGTCTTCAGGAGGTGTTCGAGCTTGCCGTGCAGGTCGACAAACTTGAGGTGACGCTTGCTGTCGTCCTTCGGTAGCCGCTTCTCGGTCTTGGACCACGGGTTCGCGAGGAGCTCCTCGGCCGTGATATCCGAGGCCCGGTCCTTGCAGTGGTTCTGGTACGCCGCGGCGGCCTCAAAACCAACCATCGAAGCCGCCATGTGCAGGAACACGGGGGACTCTGGCGTGTTGTACAGGCCCGAGGCGGTCAGCTCGGAGTCCAGGGCGAACCACGCACGTCGATCGGGCGTCTTCTTGTTGGGCTCGGACGTGCCCTCAACCTCAAGGTACCGTGCATTGGCACGGATGAACTCCGAGAGCGCCCCGTTGCAGTTCTCCGCGTAGTATTCGATCGCCTCGTCGACCGTCGGCGCAAGATCGATCACGGCGTACCGGCTGAGCGCCGCAGGGTCCATGGACTGCACGTCGTACTCGTCCCCGAGGTTGACCGCCACGATCACCTGGGTATCGGCATGCAGCCGGTTGCCATCGAACGCCTTCGAGTCAGCGAGCTGGAAGGTCGCCTGCTCGACCCCCTTGATCGCTCGGTTGAGCTCGTCGAGGAAGAGGGTGCACGGGAACTCGCAGGTCGCGAGGAGCCACTCGACCGACCGGAACACGGTGCCACCGCGGCAGCCCTCGAACGGCAGGCCCGTGATGTCGCCCTCCGTCATCTGGGAGAGGCGGCGCTCGACGACCGGGCGCCCCATGTCATAGTGCCAGACGTTGCGCGGCAGGTCGGCGTAGGCCGGGTTCTTGTCGTTCTTCTTCCAGAACGCCGCGAGCATCCGGTTGAACCCGGAGTCGTTACGCAGCGCCTCCGAGACGCGGCGGCAGTTGTCCGCGTCCTTGTAGAAGTCCACCTTCCGCTGCGCGGAAGCCTGATAGACGCCCTCGCTCTTGCCGATGCCATGACGGCCACGGAGCATCACGGCGCGCTGCGAGGAGAAGCGGCGGAGCAGTTCCTGGGTGTTCTTGAACGAAAGGGAGATAGCGAGGAAACTCATGTCTTTACTCTCGGTGGTGTGACTGCTATGGTCGTCTGCGTCGCCGCTCTGTTGTTGGCGTCGCGTTGTGTGAAGCCACCCTAGCAGGCCGACATGAGACAGTCAAGGATTATGTCCGACAATTTTTCAAACGGCCGAACCAATTGGTGTTTTGCGGTAATCTAGCCGGGCATGTCGACCGGTTGCTGAATCGTGCGCGCATTGCAAGGTACATGCCACTGTACCGGATATACAAACCGATCAGAATACCCATTGACTCTCAATCACGCAGATGGTACGGTGCTTTTCACCATGAGTGAACCCGCACAGAACGTCAGTGACACCAGCAACACCAGTGATGAGGCCGAAGGCCCGCTCAAGCCGGACCCGGCCGTCGACCCCAAGGACTACTGTTTCGAGCGTGAGATCATTGACCTGATGCAGAACGAGCATTTCGTAGGCCCACTGAGCCTGCGAATCCCGAAGGTGCAGGACTGGAACTGTGAGACCGCGTACATCCGCGTTGGAACGGATGCCAACATTCGGATGGGCTACAATCCCGAGTGGCTTCGACGCATGCCGAGCAAGCATCGGGTCGGAATCTTCATCCATGAGTTCCTGCACGTAGCACTGATGCACGTGACGGAACGTAACGTCGAGGACCGGCGACAGGCCAAGATGTGGAACGTCGCCACAGACCTCGCGATCAACTCGATGATCGGCGCGGACAGGCTTCCGGAAGCGACGCTGCTTCCTGGCCGGGCGCCAAAGACCAACGACAAGGGACTGTCGGACCTGATCGTCAGCTTCCCGCTGCTTGAGTCGGCCGACTGGTACATGGAGCGGCTCATGCGGTATGCCGAGGCGAATTCGCCTCCTGGTGGCGGCGACTACGAGTTTGAGCTCGGGTCGGTCGATGACCACAGCGGTTGGGGCAACGTGCCGGAGGAGGTTCGAGACATTCTGAAGGAGCACGTGCGATCGATGATCGAGCGGGGGGTCAATAACGCCCACAACCGGGCATCGTGGGGCTGTGTACCTGCACAGGCCCAGCGGCTGATCGAGGCCCTGCTGAAGCACGAGCTCGACTGGAAGGCAATTCTGAAGATGTTTATCGGTCGCACGCGATCGATGGAGCGGCTGTCGAGCATGAAGCGGATCAACAAGCGCGCCCCGTACCTGATGCCGGGACCCAAGCGCTCGACGTTCGCGAACGTGATCTGGTTCATCGACCAGTCCGGGTCTGTCGGTGATGATGACGTGCAGCGTGGGCTTGCAGAGGGTTTTGCATGCAGCAAGCACTCCAAGATCGACATCGTCAACTTCGACACGGAGATCGACATGAGCTCGTTCCAGTCCGTTCAGAACGGGCAGAACTTCAAGTGGGAGCGTACGCGCTGCGGCGGCACTGACTTCGACGCGGTGGCAAACTTCCTGAACCGTCCGGAAAACCGGAAGAAGTACAGTGCGGCCATCATCTTCACGGACGGTTATGCGCCCAAGATGAGTGCCGTGAACGGGACGCGCGTCCTCTGGTTGATTACTGAGAGTGGAACGATGAGCGCCCCCCGGCCCGGTGATCTGGTCGTGCAGATGTCCAAGGACAAGACGGTCAAGCGGGCCGCGTAGGCCGACAGCTTCAATGCTCTGATAAAAGAGAAAGGGCGGCTGCCGCCCTTTCTCTTTTGCTGTTGCAACTGATATCAGCCAACCGGCACAACAAAGCCCGTATCTGATGCTTGCGACACTGGCTGCAATGTCACTGTTAGAATGCCATTCTTGCACTCTGCCGTGGTCTGCTTATGATTGAAGTTGTGACTGTCAAATTCGACTCGGTATTCGGTTTTACCGTGAAGTGTAATTGACAGCACGCCATTCTCGTGAGCCACGAGCTGTATGTCCTCGCGCCCAACGCCTGGAACAACGCAGCGTATCGTCGCGACGCCATGGTCATTTACAGTCATTGTGTAACTCATAAACTGACTGCCACGGCCAACCGCAGCGACCGCCGCATCATCGATCAATGACGTTAGTGTTTGGCCGGGCGTAGCACGCAGCCGACTGGCGGTCAGACGCAGAATACTGTTGAACGGGTCTACAAACGGCATATTTCTTCTCTCTTTCTCTTGTGGTGTTGATTGCCAGACCAGCCGCGGCGGTAAGCATCTATAATTTTGCAGCTGTTTAAGCCTCGACTGGCGCTACGACCTGTTGTAAGCATGCGGCGAGCGGCCGTCAAGTGGTCTTGTACTTATTTGGCAACATCCACGGTGGAAAGGCCAACTATCAAACATGAGCGACACGAGTAGATCGGTTAACACGCTACCAGAAATGGTCAGTGACTATCTGATGAACGTAACATGGAAGCATAATCCTGCCGTGTGTTTCCGTAAGAAATCCACCTCTTGGCTTATGCGAGCTGCCGGGTGGTTGTTTGCGGCATTGCGCATCAACACCAAGTTTATGGGCCAGTATTACACGGTAATTGATACTGACATCCTAACACCAGATGCCAAGCTCGACACACCAGATGATCGCGAACTTACAGATGTTCTATCACATGAAACAATCCATGTGATAGATCGAGGCCGAATGAACAAGTACCTGTACAACTTTTTGTACATGTTCCCGCAATCACTTGCGCCGATGGCACTACTGGCGCTGGGCGCTTTCTGGCACACAAACATGCTGTGGTGTCTGTTGTTTTTGCTGTGTCTTGCGCCAATTCCGGCGCCGTTTCGTTACTGGTTTGAGCTGCGCGCTTACCGCACGTCGATCGTGTTTGCGCGCAAGATGTACCGGCTAAACAACGCACAGATGGAAAAGGTTTACGACTGGGTCGTGATGCAGCTGTCTACCAGCTTGTACTACTTCACATGGCCGTTCCCGAAGATGATTCGGCGTCATCTGATGGATGAATCATTCATGTCAAAGCCAGAGTATAAAGAGATCGTGAAGTGGATCGCGATTCAGAAGACGCTGAAGACCATTCAAAACAACGCGTAACATCATCGTTATGGCAAAATACACCAACAGTGAAGGCTTCTACGGCAACCAGGGCGCTGGCGTGTTGTTCTTTGCACGGTCAACTTGCCGGTTTCTGTTGCTTTTAAGGTCTGCTTGGGTCAATGAGCCGCATACATGGTGCACCCCAGGTGGAAAAGTAGACGCTGGCGAAACGCCGCTTCAAGCAGCTAAGCGAGAAGTACAAGAAGAGTCCGGCGCGACTATATCAAACGAAGGCAACCTGCAACTGCTCTACGTGTTCAGGCCGCCTAACGGTACGTTTGAGTACCACAACTACATTGGCATAGTAGAGAACGAGTTTACGCCGACACTGTCGGACAGGGAGAGCGACGACTACAAGTGGTTGACGTTCGAGCAGCTGCTAGCACTTCCATCAAAACACTTTGGAATAGAAGACCTGCTATCCGTGGCTGGCAGCAGGCTGTCAAAACTTGTAGATGATTGTGTTAGAAAGGATATAGGCCAATAATGGATAACGAAAAGTCAACAGATGAAGTGATCGCCGATTACGTCGGAGCACTTCTTGGTGTCGCGATTCTGCTTTGTTTCGTGTATGCCTGTGAATAAGTGGTCGACAAGTTATTCGCCCCCCTTCCCCCTCTTCTTGGTTATGTTCCACTAGCTCGTCCGTAAGGTAAGAAACCATGGCAAAACAAGACCTAAAGTCACTGATCTCGGAGGAAATAGACCTGTTTCTAGGTAAAATCATCGCATGCTCGGCTAAAGCTACGGTAAACATAGGCCATTTATCCGAACAGCAACAGCCTCCACCAGCGCCGGGCATGCTCGATCAGGCTGCCGGGGATGCCGCCTCGATGCAGCAACCAGCTGATATTACCGGTGATTCGCCAGCCAGTGATGATAAAGAGGAAAGTCAGGACGAGGATAGCCCTGACATGTCGCCCGAGGAGCGGGCCAAGGAGCTCGCCACAAAGTCGGACGTTGACATCAGGAAGGAGTTGATCGCCGACTTGCAGGGTCCCAAAAGAGGCTCGGCAAAGGCCCTAATCGATTATGTAGCGGCCTCCGATGATCAGCCACCCAATCTGGTGCGTGGGGTCAAAGAAACGGAACAGGTGGCTTATACGGGCCGCTCCTCGACGACGGGCACAACAAAATCAACGTCCGTGTCTCCGCAGCTTAAAGAGGCGCTGAAAACCTATTTAACACTGTCAAAAGCCAACGAGACAAAATGAGAACTGGAAGATTGGTCAGAGCAATTTACGGTCACAAGACGACTGGCGACAATGGCGTGCTTCAAGAATGTGGCTGCGAAGACAGCACACCTCCAAATGTCACTTCTGTCACGGTGATTGATCCGGATAAGACAGTGCCAAGTGAAGAGTCGCTGCAAGCCGGATTGTTTCCTGGCATGTCAGCCAATGCCACCACACTAGGCTCCGACAGCGGCGTCAGTACATCAACACCTGAGGTGGTTAGTGGGCTCGCTTCAATGACCACTGATCTTGTGTCAGCAGAGATCCCGACAGACGCACGGGATGAAGACGTACGTGACAAGCTGGTCAATGCATCCGCATTGCTTGAGTCCGTGCTGAAATACCTAAAGGTACGGTAACACAATGGCACTTACAGAAGAAAAGCTACAAAGGCTTGTCAGTTTGATGGTTGAGAAGAAGATCATTCTTCTTAAAGAAGGCAAGAAGTTTCAGGCAATTCGTTCTCTAACGATAGAAGCACAGACGGCCGCGAAACGTTTCGAGGACAGCATGGTAAAAACGCTTGGTCTCGTCGATCCTGACGAGATGCCGGATGAGGCCCAGCAGATTTATGCGCAAGCCATGTCCGATCTGCACTCAAAGTTCATAGAGGCAGTGGTGCATGCCGCCAACGTACTCAAACACCTCCCAGAAGACCAGTCGCTTAAAGCAGACGATGCTCCAAAGAAGCCAGCAAGCAAGCCAGTCACTGGCACTTCATCGACCGTACATCGCGACCTTCCGACACTTCAGCTGAACAGCCAATAACCATCAACGGCTGGGTCTTCACCGACAGCAGTCTATAAACAGCCATCGCTGCTAGCTATACTCCGGTCAACAGCACCTCGGAACATATAGCAAGGCATATGGCAAACTCAACAGACCAAGACAACAGCAGGCAATCGCGTAACTCTGCCGTGTTCAACACGAGCGGTAACGTACCAACCGATACCGGTGGCATTCCGACGAAAACGTTTCAAGCCGCTGCCATCGACAAGGCGAGAGAAGACTTTGGATTCGATCTCGGTGTCGCTTCCGTACCACTCCCATCACGTGGGCTCGTGTATGAAGACCCGGCGCTCAAGGGCGTCGAGTTTGTTGACATCAAGTCGATGACGGCCAAAGAGGAGGACATACTCATGAACAGGGTGTTCCTTCGCAAAGGCACAGTCATTCAAGAGCTCATTAAGTCTTGTCTTATGGACAAGAACATCGATGTCAACTCTCTGATTGCGGGCGACCGTGATGCACTAATGATCGCGGTACGGATCACGGCTTACGACTCTATAATGCGCATGAAGATCAAGTGTCCGGCCTGCGAAGCCGAAGTTGATCGAGATGTTGACTTGCAGGGTCTACCAATCAGGGAACTAGATCTGCAAAAGCTCCAACAGGTGTCGCCACACAGGAATGCTTTCGAGCTGTTCCTGCCGCGTTCCAAGAAGACGGTCGTGTTCAAGTTTTTGACCGGGCGCGAAGAGGAGGCAATTCAGCGTGACATGGAAGCGCGCAAGAAGTCTGGTTTCTTGGCGGAAACGGCCGTTACGACAAAACTGGTCAATTCCATCATCTCGGTTGACGGCAGAACGGAGAAGGGCTACATCACCCAGTTCTGTCAGTTGATGCCAGCGGCAGACTCGCTGCTTCTTCGAAAGACGATTGACAATTCAGAGCCGGGTGTTCGCCTTGTGACAAACTTCGCGTGTAACTCATGTGAGCATGAGGAGGTGATGCCGATACAGCTCGGCGTCGAGTTTCTTTGGCCTAACCTCGGCCGATAGAGAGAAGGTATTACTTGAGCCATTCTTCCTGCTTGGATACTATTTCGGCATGGACTGGCAGACATTCTACAGTTTCCCTTTGTCATACCGCCGCTGGCTGTTGAAGAGAGTGGAGACCGAGATTGAGAAGGCTTCTGGCTCCAACAACATCCAGACAAAAGGCGCTCATCACAACACACCAGAAGCCAGGTCGCTGACCGGTAAGTTCAGAAAAGTCGGCGCAAACGTCGGTGCACACCAGCGGTTTACCTGACAATTGCCTTGTGACCACCAACCATAACACACAGAGAGAAGCAATCATCGATGAGCTACGGCAGATATACGATTGGCATACCAGGAGTTGGTGAGTTGTTTGAGTTTGATGCGGCGCGTTCGCGACAGCTTGCACCATATCTCTCGTTGGTGTTGAGCCGCCCTCTTGTCACAAATCCGTTGTCAAACCCGCTGATGCAAGCCGTCAAAGGTGCTAGGTTTGCAGTGGTCGTTGTCAGACGCTATGACACGGGTGGCTCGCTACTAAGATCTGTCGAGTATTCAGATGCCATCATTCAGAACGTGATCGATGGACCCGATTTGATTGTTGAATTTCGCTACGTCTCAGCGAAAGAGGTCGGAACATGACGAGCGATGCAGCATCGTTCTTACCGGTGGACATGCGTAACACGGGCAAGTTGACCGTGTATTGCGGGCCGATGTTCGCTGGCAAGAGCAGCTCCTTGATTGCGGAGCTGGAACTTGCTTGTGAAGATGGCAAACGAGTCCTGGTCATAAAACCCAAGATTGACAACCGCTACAGCAACGATGACATTATCTCACATGACGGAGTATCACTCAAAGATGTTACCGGGCATGATGTGTTGGTGCTCGACGTCGATGCGTGTGTTAAACTTGAAGACCTTGAGGATGTCGACCTACTTCTGATTGAAGAAGCACACTTCTTCACCACCTTGCATGAACAGATCAAAGCCTATATGCTCATGGGTGTTGATATAGTGGCTGTGGGCCTTGACATGGACAGCGACGGCGAGCCGTTCGGCATCATGCCGCATCTATTGAGTATGGCAAACAACATATACAAACTCACTGGCTTGTGTGCTGTGTGCCAGCAAGAAGCCACCATGACGTTCCGTAAGCTGGTTGCTAGATCAATGAGTCAGGTGTTGGTTGGCGGATCCGAAACTTACGAGCCGCGATGTTTTGCGCACTGGGTTCTTGGCAACGAGGAAAAGCATCACTGGTACAACGCCTAGGCGTTGGGTCACTCGTCTTGTGCTGACGCCTTGTTGTTGGCGCCCTTCTTCCCACCAGACTTAGTCCCACCACCAGCGGCAACGCCAATCAAGCTATCCACCTTTGTCTCGATCGCGTCCAGCTTAGCGACACTCGCTGCCGCCGTGCCAGAAGCCAATGCCGCATCAGCGGCCCTTAGTTTCTCATCGGCCGAACGGAGGCGCCGGTCTGCCTCTTTAAGCTCGTCGATGACATCTTCCAACTTGCTGATTTTTGTGCTCATCGCCGCAATGCTTTTCAAGATGTCAACGCCGTTTATTGTTACCGATGGCATTTGCACTTCCAGTGCATCCTGGCCGTTTGACTCCGCGACAACACCGCTTCTGTTGATTACGACTTTCATGTGTTATATCTCCCTATCTTTCGTAGTGTTGATGATTGGTTGGTACACAGCTTTCAGTAGCCAAGTTGTCTTTCAAGTTCTGTCACACGAGTTTGAAGTGCGGCGATCAAAGCTGCTAGCCGTTCAAACTCTGTCTTGACGTTGACGGACTGAATAACGACCGGCACTTCGTAAGTAACATCCCTTACTCGCTCAGCAGTAACAACAACGCTCTGTGGACTGTAGCTCATAATATCTTCATCAGAGTGGCCATTTTACACCAAACCTAGCGTAAAAGTTACTGGCGTCAACGTTTTTAAGATCCATGGCGCGTATAACTGAGTCCACGGTGGCACCTGGGCGTCGAATCTCGTCCTGAAATCTCTTCGATGACTGCACAGCTCTGCTTAGCAACTCGATGTCGTGCGGGCTTCCTGACACCTTGAACGGCGACCGTTTGCCGGTCATCATATTAGCGATCAGGCTTGCGAAGAACAGCTTGCCGATCGTTGTTAGCTTATAGTTCCCGCCAGCAAGCGCCAGTGGACTCGGCGCTCTTGGAATTTGCAAGAACTCATTGAGGAGTTTATCAGCCATGGCGTCAATGTCGTCATCGCTGTTGCGGTCTGAAGCCATGGTTTTTACGACCTTTGCCAGTTTTGATACTTACGGTAAGTAGGAGCGGCCTAAGCACAGCACGTCATGGCAACAAACACAACGCCCACCGTTGACAACCTGAAGATTGCTCAAGGGTTGGTCCAGGCCATGTCGCAAATGGCCGACATTCTGGACAAACAGACCGAGTCGCTCAAGACGCAGCTCCAACTGAGCGAAGCCATTAAAAAGGTCCAAGAGCTTACGACGGACGACATCAGAAACCGGTCGTTTAACGGCGAAGCACTCAACGAGGCATTGGAAAAGTCGCTCTCCGAATCAGAGTCACTGGCCGAGTCAATGACCAACGTCGGCAAGACCGTTGAAAAGTCGACTGGACTTGTCAATACGTTCGGTAAGGTCGCCTCAGGCGTGTTTGGTACTGTGGTTGTTACGCTTAGTGAGATGACCAATGGCTTTCGGGCCGGTTTCAACATATCGAAGAACTTCTTCGGGAACATATGGAGGATGGGGCGCACAGCGGTAGGTGTGCTGGTCGATATTGCCAAGGTCGTCGCTGGCATGCCTGGGGCTTTCTTGGAGTTTATGCAGGGCGCTGCTACCGGTGGCGTTGACGCTTATAGAGTCGCCCTGGAGGAGCTAAGAGAGGAGTTCGGTAACCTAGCCACTGGCACGAGCTTGTCTGTTCGCTCAATGAACGAGTCCATGCGCAACTTCTCTGCCACTGGACTGTCATTTGGTCGCGTGTTCGGCTATGGTCGTGAAGGTTTGGCCGCGGCGCTCAAGGAGTTCCAGAAGATAGCTACCGAGATGGGACCGATTTTCAATCGGTTCGCGGCAGACTCACGTGGAATGTCACGTGAAATTGTAGTGCTTGCGAAGGGCGCCAACATAACCGGTGAAGGGTTCCGTGCCATGCAGCTTGCCGCGGATAACGGCGGTGAGAGCATCAGAGTGGCCATGAACGGGATGATTCGTGGTTTGGCCATGGCCGAAAGGGAGTTTGGCATCGCTTCCAAGGAGATAGGCAAGGACGTTAACGCCATGCTTAAAGACCTTGGCTCGTTCGGTGTCATGTCTCGTGACACGATGATCAAAACCAGCGTCTACGCAAGACGTTTGGGCTTATCAATCGAAGCTCTCAAGAAGGTGATGGACAAGTACCTCAACTTTGAAGATGCAGCACAGTCCGCTGCTGGTATGGCCGAGGCGTTCAACATGAACATCGACGCCATGAGAATGATGAGGGAGCAAGATCCGACGAGACGACTTGACATGCTTCGTCAGGCGTTCTTCCGCACTGGTCGCAACATTGACCAGATGTCCATTGCAGAGCGTCGACACCTTGCAAACCTAAGCGGCATGTCCGAAGAGGAAACGAGGATTGCGTTTGCTCAACGCAACAGGGCCTTGTCTGGTGCGCAACTAGACGCTCAGATGCGTCGATCGCAGCGCCAGCAAATGACTCAGGTGCAAGCGTTGCAACAGGTAGCAAAATCTATCAAGTTGCTGGTGATGTCTGGCAGCCCGCTGCAAGGCAGCTTCTTCGACATATTCATTCGTGGTTTCAAACAGGGCATCATGTGGTCGCGTGAGTTCCGCGGAGCAGTCCGCGCCATTCAACAGTCCATGAGGGTGATCTTTATGTCTGGCCGGGAAGTTGGCCGGATGTTTGCGCACCTGTTCCCTGGATTTAAGGAGTTCTTCGGTGGTGTACGAGACCTGTTCAATCCACGACGGTATCGTGCGCTGATGACGCAGGTAAAAGCACAGTTCCGGGAGTTCTTCACGTCCTTGTCCGACCCGAACAGACGCGACAGTGCCCTTGGAACTTTCATGCGAAACATGAGAACCAACTTCCTCAACTACTTCACTCAAGGCTCCCCAGCGGCCAGAAGGACAGCGGAAGGGTTCAAGACGTTCTTCAAGACGATTGGGATCCTTGCAATTCAAGGGGCAAGGTACTTGCTTGTGCAGCTTAGGGACGGAACAAAGAAGGCCCTTGATGCTGTGAGGGCCGTTCTTCTAAATCCACGTGGGATTAGACAAGGCTTGCGTGAGCTGTTTGCACCAGGAACAAACGTCGCTGGTACCATGGGCAGCCAGCTCACATCGACGTTCCAGGAAGTGTTCCAATATGCCGCGTCACAACTGGGGCCGGTTCTAGGGCAGCTGTGGGATACCGTTGTTGGGTTTATATCCGACAGGAGAGTACAGCAAGCACTGGAAGACAAGCTGGGGCCACCTCTCAGAAAGGCCGGTCAGTTTGTCGGCAAGTATTTCATCGCGGCGATGTTCGGCCCTGCTGTAATCATGGCCGCCGTACGCGGAGCTGGTGCCATGATTGCGACTGCGCTCGGGAAGGCGCTGTTCCCTGTGGCAAAGAGCACCTTTGCTAGCTTCTCTCTAACATCTACGGCGGTTGCCGCAGTGTTGGCTTCGGTCGTAGCTTTGACGGTTGGGTTTGACCAGTTCCCAGATAAGACAGCCAAGGCAATGAAGCGAGTCGACGAGGTTGTCGCTAGACTGTCAAACAACATCGGCCTGTACATGGGCAAGGCGTACAAGGCGATCGTTGATGGTGCAACTGCCGTCGGGTTCTTGGTAGCAGGCTACTTGTTTGATCCGGCCCGCTGGCTGGCTGCGGTCGGTAGGCTTACCGCTGCCGTTGTCCCGGCCTTGATGTCTATAGGAAGCACTGTTATCACTGGAATTGGCAACCTTGTTGCTGGGTTCTTGGAAGGTGCCGGAATGCAAGAGGCGGCCAATGACCTACGCGCATCGATCAGGTGGGTGTCTGATGGCGTGCACGAGTTTGTGGGCGACCTTCGTGGCAGCATAACGACAATTCGTACGTCGTGGGATATTGTACGCGCCGACTTGCTTCGACTTGGTGGATGGTTGAACGATCACAACCCGTTCATGTCCCTCATAAACTCCATGAGGGACGTATGGAACACGGCCCAGAGGATCTTTGGTCACTCAGTCAACACTGTCGTCGCAGCAGACCTCGCAAAGATTGAACGTCCTGCCCAAAGAGCTCAAGAGACAATTTCGAACGCGTTGCAAACCGGGTTCAACAACGCCTCCCAGGCATCTCGAACCGGAACAGACCGGATTGTACGTAACGTCAATGCCGCAACCCAAGCAACCCAGACTCTGGCCGCGGCGGGACAACAGATGAGAGATGTCCAGGCTGGGAACATCAACAACTCTGGGGCATTGGTTGAGATGTTTGGCCAGATGCGAGAGGTTGTTGCAGGGCTGGTCACATTCGCAACGGACACGTTCCGCAACATGACACCAAGCCAAGCCGGGGTTGTGCGAACCGGCGTTGAGACAGTGGCGGCGATGCTGAATGCTGTGAAGACAGTACCGGAGATAGTGGCAGCCGTTGGCAGCGGCCCAAACGTCAATCCGGCCGAGATGGTGAACAGACTTGTTGGTCCAAACGGCCTGCTCTCATATCTTTTTATCACACAGGGACCAAACGCGCACCAGGAAGCGCGTTGGTTGTTGGACATGTTCAAGGCCGACGGAGTAATAGACCGATTCGTTGCTCAATTGCCTACGCGGTTTGAGCGAACAATCAACAAAGTAAAGACCTTGTTCGAAACTGTCAAGTCCATGTCTGATGCGGCAACCAGTCTCAGCTCTGCCGCACAAACAGGAGCTGGCGGCAATGTATACAACAACGTGATTAGTCCGCTGGTTGGATCTAGCGGCTTGTTGTCGTATCTCTTTGACGAAAGCAAGCATCGTGAGGCTTCAGACTTCAAGAGCATGTTCAAGTCGGGTGGGCTGATTCAGTCATTTGCCGACTCTATGCCGGACAGCTATAGGCGTGTTACTACGAAGCTGGCATCGATAGGTGCGATCGTGAGAAGTACCGTTGAGGCTTCCGGAGAGCTGTCGACTGGCAACACCAGGATCAGCTCCATGCTGACTGGTTTGAATCTACAGTCGGCCATGCAATCGTTCCGCACAAACTTCACAGAACAGATATCGGCGTTCGTTTCTGAGTATAACAGAATATCAATAGAACTTGCCAACCTGAACGTGCATGCAATCGATGCATCACTAGACCGTGTTGGCGAAGTGTTGGGTGCTGACCGGACCGTAAGGCTGGAGTCTGCTGCGGCTAACGTTACGGTGAACGTGAACGTCAAACTTGCAGCGGCAGACATTGAGCAGGCCCTGTTTGAGTATTCCAACTCCCCTCGCGCACGCAACAGGCCCGGAACACTGAGACCAACGTCGTTCTACCCCAGGACTGAACCAGTAACGCAGTAAACTAGACCTGAAAGAGTAATAAATCAACAATGACCGATTGCAACCACAGCACCACCAACGGTGATCAGAATGAGACTGATAGCAACGCGACAATCTCAGTCAGCGAGGCCGTCCTGCGCTCGTCGGTCATGACCGACATCCTGAGCCATTTATCAGACGAGGATAAGATCGCTGCCTCCATGTTTATTGAGAGGCTGCTCGGAGACTTTGACAGCATTCTCACTGCCTATAAGGCAGTCGACACGTCCAACGCCAAACGATAATCGGCTAGTTAGCTGGTACGATGAGCAGGCCGTCACCAGTTGTTAACCCAGCGTTGCTGACCGACCCAGGTGATTCTAGCTCTGGGCGGCGCTTAACGATATACTTTCAGAAAGGGCCAGACGTTCCAGTAGCGCCGGAAGTAAATGCCGGAGTCGATGTTGCGGATGCTATCAAGGCTGCTTACGTTGATTATACGGCCACGCAAGCGGTCGCCGCCAACACAGCCATACCAATTGTTGCCGGTGACGACAGACAGCCCGTATATGTCAGTGCAGAGCCGGATCTGAACACGAGCGGACTAACGAGCGAGGCAGTAAACGCTGCGCTGGCTCCGGCCACCATGTTCAATCCAAGACGTTTTCAGCTCGTTGGGGTTGGATCTGGTGACAGGGTTAACTTCGGCTCTAGCAAGAACGAGCTTGGTGTAAACGACCCCGTTAAAAACCAAAAGCTACAAAACATTACGAATTATGTTCGTAATGTTGAGTTGCGGCAAGATAGCGCACACTCCAAGATCGTCGACTCCGAAAAACTTGAATCTTCTGGGTATAACGACGCAAACAAGTACCTGCGCAGCTCGGACACAACTGGCCCGGCAGACCAAGTCGGCAGAACTCTAAGGCTTGGATCGGTTTTCTATAACAAGCTCGGAGCATACGTGTCATCGAGCTACACTGGGCAACCAATCCTAGATGGGTCCACGGTAAAGGCTGCCAACCTAACCGTAACCGACCTTGAGAACATCGCCATCAACATGATGTTCGATGCAGTTCAGGGTGATGCTGGTTTAGACTTCAAGTATACTGGCACTTCTTCTGATGACATCGAAGCCGAAGCTAGGATGGCCATACCATCGCCGCAGCGGCTAGGCAAGAAAGTGCCAATGGGCAGGTTCTCAGCGGCCAGGGAGATCAAGAAGCTATACGGAATTGAAAAACGCTCCGAGTCAAACATCATCGACAGTAGCGATTACCTGGAGTCACACGGTAGCTTCTACAACCAGTTCTCGCAGTTCGATTCGCTTATACCACTTGGTCAGATTGCCGTGTCCGTCGCGATGGTGCTTGGGTTTAACGCACTGCTTAGCTCCATTGGCGCAATAATTCGTGCGGCCAGCTCCAACAACCCGGAGGTCATCACATCATTTAACGAGCTGTCGGTGGATGAACGTAGGTCGTTGCTTGGTGTGGTGTCAGTATCAAAGGCGGCATTTCCCACATCGGAGGTTGGTGGCCTTGATATTCTTACGCAGACTCTAGGAATAACATCTCTGTTCTCGCCAACGCTACACGATTCAGACAGCTGCTTACTCGTAGGGATTGAGGAGTTCTTTGGCTTTAGTTTTGGCACTGGACTATCTGGTAGAGCTACGCCGCCGTCACAGCAAGCAGCCAGAGGAAGCCTTAAGGTGTTGACGGAGAGCGGGCGTCTGAACGTCATACTTCGCGAGATCCTTCGCAGTGGCATAAGCATTGTTGAGAGCGCTCAAGCGGACTTCACTGGCGGCGCGTCATTGGCTGGTATCAGCAACTTGGTTCGCAGAATAAAAAGCACCAAGATGCTTAAGTTCGTCGACCTGTTGATGCAGATTGGTGATCGCATCAAGATGGAAGACGACCTAAAGACAGATGCTAGTCTGAACGGCAACCCATCATTCAACGTGTCTGCCAGCTCTAATGTGTCATATGTTGATAGCCTACCGGACCAGCGCGCATTCTACGCAGCCAAGTCACGGCTGAGTGATGGTAGAATGGCATGGGGAGCATCGACGGCCACGTCGATGCTGTTGCCGGTGGATTCTTTGTTGATGTCCGGACTAAGCGAGTCAATGGGAGGCGCCCGGATGGGTTACCCATTGCCATCGCGAGCGCAAGACCCAGGCTTTCTGACAAGCAACCAAAGGTCTGCTGCCATACGAAACGGTAGATTGGATGCTGAGTCCGTTGCAAAGTTTGAACGCGAGCTCGAACAAGACTATATGCCGTTTTACTTTCAGGACTTGCGCACCAATGAGATGATTTCATTTCATGCGTTCTTGGAAGATGCCTCAGAAGACTTCAATGTCGATTACAACAGCACTGATGGATATGGGCGTATCGACAAGGTGCAAATCTATAAAGGCACTACAAGAACGGTAAACGTTTCGTTCAAGATGGTAGCTACAAACGAAGATGACATGGCGGCGATGTGGTATAAGCTGAACCGTCTGGCCATGTTGATCTATCCACAATGGACAGGTGGCCGTGAAGTCAACGTAGGGGACATCAAGTTCACCCAGCCGTACTCGCAGATTCCAGGTGCTACTCCAGTTGTCCGCATGCGCCTGGGTGACCTGTTTAAGTCGAACTATAGCAAAATGGCGGTTGCTAGGCTGTTTGGTATATCAACACGCCCAGACTACAACGTCACGTCCAGGCAGCCAAATCAGCCGCGCACCGCCGGAGCACAGACGGAGAACACCTCACAACCAGCATCACAAGGTAACTCTGGGCAGAACACACTGGCGTTTCGTGTTGCGGCGTTGCAAGACCCACAAGTGCAGTTCACGTCCAACCAGAGCAACAGTTCGGCCGAGCCAAGGACCATAAATCCAACCGACGTGTTCACCGGCCCAGATCCACGTGTTTACTTGAACATTCGGCCGATTGCCAGCCAGCTGCGCAGGTTTAGAGCTGGACCATCGAGGCGACAGATCACTGCAAACAACAGCTCTGCGCGTATCCTGGCGAGGTTCGTTGATGTCAGCGCGACATCGAACAAAGCAAACTTTCAATTAATAAGCCTTGTCACGCCTGGACCTAATGGTAACCAGCGCTCAGAAGTCATAACGGGGCCGTCCGGCGCCGAGCCCACGATCTCATTGTCGTTGAGTGCTGGGTTTCGCGGCATGATCGATGTATCAAAGACTGTGAGCGAGATGCAAAGGTCAGATACGTCTGCACAGTCCGAAAGCCAGCGTACAAGCAACGACACGGCAGATGGTACCGTGGGCATCGGCGCCCTCACGCCAGAGATATTCTACGACGATGACAAAAATCCGATCTTAAAGTCGTTCAAGTCGACAGCTGGGCGTGGGCTCGCTGGCGTCGTAACGTCTTTCAAGGTTGATTATAGCGAGGCAAAGGGAAACTGGGGAACCGACGCAAGTCGTCTAAACAGGGCGCCTATGTTTATGACAGTCCAAGTCGGGCTGGCGGTGATTCATGATGCACCGCTCGGTCTTGACGCTAACGGCATGATGCTAGCACCAATTTGGCCCGTGGGCCACTATGCGAACTTCTATGCGCCAACCGGTCGGGACGTACGCGAACAGTCACCAAACTATCGCGGCAGCTTGCTATCCAGGTTTGATCCAGAAGTCAATCCATACTTCAATCGGAAGAGGTAGTTGTCGACAATGAGCGCAGTAAGCAGATATACGGTTACTCCTAGAATTGCGTTCGGCAAGCAGTACGGCACCAGCAGCACCATCGCCAACATTCGCAGCGCCATCAAGGAAGGCAAAATACAAACCACCACGATCTTTCTGAAAGAGGCGATAAGGCTTGACGTGTTGGCCGGTCAGTATTACAACGATGGTCGCTATGGGTGGCTGATTGCTGCGGCATCTGAGATAGGCTGGATGCCACAAACGCCGCCAAACACAAGAATTGTGATCCCAGACCTGGAGCAGTCACTGAGGTATCTCGGCTGAAATCCTCATGCTAAGCATCGACAGCAAGCTAACACGCGAACAAAAGTCAGCTCGACTTGGCAGGATCAAGTCCGACTTGGCAAGGTATTTTGGGTTCGCAACACCCGAAAACATCGCAGAGGCGTTGGCTTTTGCACAGGCCGTAGGCCAAACGGAGGCAGCCCAAGTACCGCTGACACCGACTACTGCCAACGGCCCTCAAGTTGTTAGGAGCCGTCTTGGTATACGCGCAGACCCAGAGCTGCAAGATGTGTTTGAGCTGCTGCTGGACTCCGGCGAAGGTTCTCGATTTGCGATTACTGGAGCTGGGTCGATTTTAGAGCTCTTGGCAGCCAAGGTACGCGATGCTCGCGGTGACCGGAACAAGCTCATAAAGCTGGCAAGGTGTGCCAAGCTGCACTACTGCAACACAGTCAGGACCCCGGTGGCGGCATCGGTGGCCGACAGCAGCGCCGCGTTGGGTACGAGAGTCCTGTACGATAACCTGGGAGTGATTGGGTTTGGGAACAGCGCCGATGAACAAGCGGCCAAGCAGCGGCTGAGCGTGTTTCGGGTAGAACACCCAATGATCGTACCGGGAAACAAGAACGCCGAGCTTTTGACGGTGTTCTTCAACGCGTTTCCGGCGATTGAACTCACCAGAGCAATACCGGTCCTGAACCTCAAGGTTTACTCGTCACGGCAGGTGTTCCAGAACGGCAAGCTCGGCGCAATATCGCTGCAAAAGTTCCTTGAGGGCGCCAGGACAGTCTCCCCAGATAATGCTACCGACATGCCAGTGCGCGCAATCGGGTTAGCAAACCAAGTCACAGCATCCCTGTTCGGTCAAACCGACCAGGAGTTTAGCAGCTACTCACTGACAGGATTAGAGCTGTTCACTGCGCCACAGACGCTCGTTAACCCATCTGCTAACAAACAACAAGGAAACTACCTTGCCCCAGTAATTGATCCGTTCAGGCCACTTGCCTCAATCAAGAACTTCGATGTTGAGGTTCGTAGTGCTGTTGGTCTTATATCAACCAAGACCGCCAAGTTGGAAATGACCCTGCATGACCGCAGCAGACTTGGGGAGTTCGCTGACTTTGTCAAGCCTGATCGGTATGGCAGCTCGTTTGTTGAAGTAGAGTATGGATGGTCACACCCAGATGGCTTGGATGTTGGCAACCCATATGCTGACCTGCTAAATCTTACGCGTGTCAAGGAGCAATATAACATCGTCAACTCGTCCTTCAACTTTGATGAGGTTGGTCAAGTAAACATCACCCTGAACTTGGCTACTCGCGGATCATCCGAGATGACAGAGTTGTCTATTACGGGGAACCAGCCGCAGGTTAGAGAATATATTCGTGCCGTCGAGAGACTGAGCCGTGAGATCAACGCGTTGTCCGATCAGGTGTTTGGGACACGGCAGAGATCAGGCAACAACACCAGTAGTGAATCAAACTCAAACAGCTCGCACCGCAGAGAGATTCGTGGGCAACAAATGCTAACAGCGGCCGGTGATGCAACCAGCTACCTGATACTGACGCCTGAACTGTTTACGTCATTGGCTCAACTAAGGCGAACGTTAACTCAACGCATCAGCGGCGACAGTTCTCCGGCCGTTAGAAGACAGGCGCAGCAGCTTAAGGCACGACTAGATGAGCTTGTAGGCACAAGCAGCAACTCCGTGTCGCCAAACTCCAGAATCGGTATTATTCAAAGCACAATTAACAACGACGTTAGCACGGCGATATCGATGATCAACCGAGACACGGATGGCCAGCCGTCGTCCGACCCGCTTGCAAGAGACATCTTCTTGCGCGAAATGCCATCTGTTCCACGTTCGATGCTGTTGGAGGCCAATGGAACACTAAAGCGTCGACAAAGCGGTATACGAAGAGACGCCAGCACAGCAAACGGCCAAGTTGTTGCCACACCAGCACAGACACGCTCGGCTTCTGGGAGAGTCTCCAGTAGAGGAATAGTATCAGATGGGTCTGTGATATCACTAGGGTCGCTTATCATGGCGTTGGTTGCGAAGCCGCTTGCTAAAGTGAAAAACGCGGACGGGTTCAAGTTTGATGAGGTGCAAACGTACTTCTACAACTTCAATACCAAAGCTGGCCCGATGAGCCATTGCAACATTAGCCAGTTTCCAGTTTACACGGACTTCTTTGCGCGTGAATACTCTCGGCTCAGGCTTGAAAACTCTAGCCGCACTGTCGACTTGTCAGTAACCGAGTTCGTCTCGTTTATTGCCAGCAGGATGATAGATGACCCAATGAATCCAGCCTATGGAATCAATGGCCTGTACCGGCCATCGACGACTTCTGATGAGCTGGTGGCGAGAACAAACGGCGACGAGTTCAACAGGAACATGCAGCGTATTATGCGCGCAGCCAACATCGGCCAGTCACCCGACTTTGTGATGCCGCAAATCACCCTGGACATCGAGGCCGTCCCACATGCGACCGACGAGACCAAGTCTATTCTGAAGTTGCACATATACGACAAGGCATGCTCGCCAAACAACACATTGCGTGAGCTGCTATCACTATCGACCGACAATCTCCTGTCAAACCTGTCTGCATACCCAGGAGATGACCAGTCACGGATAGCACAAGAGGAACAGAACAGGGCCGCAGGAGCTACTGGCGTGCCTCGTCATGTCCTGCGTGACAACTGGCGAGAGATACACGCCGCAATAACAGAACACGCTCGCGCCACCGGGTTGATAGAGGCCGTACAAGGAACCAATGGCTCTCAGTATCGATTTGTTGGCGGTCCAAAGCGGCTCAAAGAACTTGTCATGCAGTATGTGCCGCACATCATCTACGGGTGTATGGGATCGACTGTCAAGGCAGCAAACCTGTCGACAATGCAAAACGCGTTGCTTGCCACAATAAACATGCAAAGGAGCCTGAACGGCGATCCGGTTGATGCAAACGGCGAGCAGCCCGGTGGAGTTCCGCTGAGCGTGTACCCGGTCGAGCTGTCAGTCACCGCACTCGGTTGTCCGTTTGTCCGATATAGCCAAGAACTGTTCATGGACTTCAACACCAACACGACCGCTGACAACATCTATTACGTCACGGGCCTTAGTCATAAGATTGAGCCTGGAACATTTGAGACAACAGTCAAGCTCACCGCCACGGACGCGTTCGGCCAATACAGAAACTTGATAGGCCAACTTAACAATGCACAAACAACTCTAAATGCAATTGTTAGTTCAAACACCAATAACAGAAATCAACAAAACTAAGCCAGACCAACCTGTCCACTTGTCATTGTCGTGCCCCCCGTGCTCAGATTAAGTCACGATGGTCAACGACAATGACACCATACGGAAGCTCTACCTCCTACCCGACCCGCCAGCACCCCCTAGATCGTTCCAGAATGCTTTTAAGTCGATCCGGACGGACTTGGTGGGCTCTCGGGTGCCTTGGCAATTTGCGCTCCCGTATAAGGCGTATAGGAGCTTCTGTGAGGAACAGGAGAAATACCAGACCAATTTCTTGTCCAAGCTCGACCTGTCCTACTATCAGAACGTGTACTTGCCGACCGAGGAGCTGTTCTCGTTTCTCAGACCGGCAAGAATAACGAGTGATATGGGCTTGTTCGAGAGGCTGGCCGAGGAAGACACGGCTGGCCATGTGCTTACGTTCCGCCCAGGGCCAGACGGGTTTACTCGGCACGTGCCGGACTATTCGCGCATCAAGTCTGTAACGGGCCGACTTACTACGAGCTCGACCGGTCCAAGGATCCTTAATCTACAGAAAGACCATAGAAAGATTCTGGTGTCTCGTTTTCACCAAGATACCGGTTTGGTGGTCGCTTTGGACTTTAAGTCATTGGAACCAAAGGTACTTTTACATGCTACGGACCAGCTAGTGGAACATAACCAAGAAGAGAGAGGGGAGGGGGAAGAAAACATCGACATATACCAGTCGTTGCTTGATAGAGTGCTAGAGAACAGGCCAGACTTGCAAACACTGCTCGGTCGAGACAACATGAAGCAGCTCGTTGTGTCGGAACTTTATGGGGCTGGACTGGCACGTCTCCAGGCGATGTTGCCTAAATCCTTGCCGCCGCGTGACGTTGGTTGGTTGGCTGCGCTGGTAAAGGAGTATTTTCGTTCAGATTTGCTGTTGGAGCGTCTGACAAAGGAGTGGGTTAACAACGATTGCAAGTATATTCTGAACGGGTACGGCAGACCGGTGGCCACAGTCTCCAACAACTTGTTGATCAACCATTATGTTCAAAGCACCGCTGTTGATATTGCAATGATTGGTTTCCTATCAATGGTTAAATACCTTGAGGCAATCGACGCTTTGGACCGCGTTGTCCCGATTTATCTTGTACACGATGCGATAGTCTTTGATGTCCGAGCCGATTCCTTGCCTTTGGTTTATTCACTGGCTAAGATCGGCGTTAGCGACATTCCGTCGTTCGCAGGCTCGTCCAAACCTATCACCTCACTGGCACTTAAAGTCGACAGGCTGTTTGCTGGGCCGTAACAAACAATCACCGAGAAACAAACAACACACCATGGCACTTTCAGAAGAACAGATCATTCTCAAGAACTTCGAGCAGTTCCGGGCACAGGCAGCCAAGCTAAGCGCCGACAAGCGCGGCAAGCTGATGGACTTCATCGACGCGGAAGCACAACGAATCATGCTCGCGCCAGCATCCACACGAATCGAATATACGTGTGCATATCCCGGAGGGCTTGTCGAACACTCGCTGCGTGTACTTCAAAACATGGCCAAGTTGGTTCGCGCATACGGCGTTGACGGACGCATCAGCGTGGAGTCGATCCTCACGTGCGCTCTACTACATGACATTGGCAAGGTAGGGACTATAGGCAGCAAACCCAAAGACTTCTACGTCCAGAATGATTCCCAGTGGCATCGTGAAAAACTGGGTGTGATGTACAACATCAATGAGAAGTTTGGTCATATCCCATCGTCACAAATGTCACTCCACCTACTAGCTTCTATTGGTGTTAAGCTAGACATCGACGAGTGGTACGCGATCTCTACGATAGGCTACGATAAAGGTCGGCCTGATCTTGGTACAGCGGGCGAACCGTGGGAAGCTGTCATTCTCCAACAGGCAGTTCGGGCCGCGTGCATGTTTGGCAGTGGTCGCACCGCAGCTTCCCAGATCGCTTGACACCGGAAATAAGGCGCAGTAACCTATTTATATCTCAAGCGAGCGAGTGACCACCGCCGCTTGAAATGCCGTCTACAGCAGCTATAGCTCAACATAACACGGCCAATCACAACAACACAGGTCAAAGGTAAATCACATCATCATGCCAACGTATCTCGACGCAATCAAAGCAGCACTCGCAAACAAGTCCGATAAGGGAACAAACAACAACAGTGCCAATGGCACGAAGCTCGCGTACTGGAAGCCGACGCTCGGCGAGCACGACGTACGGTTTCTTCCACTGAAGACACAGACCGGCGAACCTTTCCTGGAAGTCCTTTACTATGAGGGACTTTCTGAGCGTCGCACCCCGGCACCGTACGGGTTCGGCCTTGAAGACCCAATCAAGGAGCAGTTTGAGAAGCTGCGCAAGACCAAGGAAGGCTGGGCGGTTGCCAAGTTCCTCCAGCCCAGGAAGCGCTTCTATGGCATCGTTATTGTCCGTGGCGACGAGAACAAAGGCCCGCAAGTCTGGGAGTTCGCACAGTCAGTCCGAGACGACATCTACAAGACTCTTTGTCACAAAGACAACGTCGATGAGGACATGCTCTCGTTCGACGGCGGCTACGACTTCACGTGCTCGGTGACCCCGACAATCGATGAAAAGTCTGGCAAGGTCAAGATGTACAAGGGCAATGCCTGCAAGACCATCGACCTCAAGGCGCGGAAGAAGCCGACTCCTCTGTCTAAGAACAAGGCAGACGCAGACAAGTGGATCGCGGCAATCCCCAACCTTGCCGAGATGTTCAAGCAGCAATGCAAGGAACCAGCCGAGCTCGTTGACATGCTGGAGAACTTCGTTGAGCGGCTGGCCAGTGGCGGGTCCACAACCGACGACAGCGAGGCTGGCACAGACCATACTGCAAGCCGGTCCGGTCCGGACACCAAGACCGCTACCGAGGCCGGTTTGAACGACGCGTTCGCTGGCCTGATCAACGGCTGAGCAAACACACACCAACACAACCCAAGCAGGCGAAAGGGGAAGAACAAGTTTGGCTGTTCTTCCCCTTTCCTTTTGTTCATCATCACTAACAAGTCATCGCGGTGAAACACCAACCAATCATACCCGAAGAGGTTTGGGTCGTGTTGTGGATCATGCTTGTCGTGTTAGCATTGACGATAGGCTTGGCCGCAGCCAAGAACGCGCCGCTGATCTTCATCGAAGTTGGAAGACTTGAGGCTTGATTGTCGATAAACTGTAGGCTATCATCGCTTAAGCGACAAAGAGCACACGCTCTCTTATCGCCGGATGACACAACACAGCCATGGCAAAACCACAACAACCACAAGCACAGTCAAAAGCAACAGCAGTAGTGACCAACAGCAAGCCTCAAGCTGCGGCGACAAAAAAGCCGGTATATACACACGATGATGCGGGGGAAGACGACTTCGTCAAAGACCTGATCAAGCAAACCAACAAGGAGTCTGGGTCCCGGATTGCGTTCAACCTGTCCGAAGACGATGCGCCAACAAACGTCAAGCGCTGGATCGGGACTGGTTCGCGGCAGCTCGACTACATCATTGCCAACAGGCGTGGTGGTGGCCTGCCAGAAGGCAGGATTATAGAAGTCCAAGGGCCTCCAAGCGTTGGTAAAACGCACTTGGCATACGAAATGTGCAAGGCCACCCAGCAACTTGGTGGGATTGTCGTATACGTCGATACGGAAAACGCAACGTCCGTTGACAACCTTCACGGGCTTGGAATTGACATTCGACGAAGGTTCATGTTTGTCCAAGAAACGTGCATGGAAGAGATCTTCAAGGTTATAGAGAGCACGATCGAGAAGGCTAGAAACCTTAAGTCAGACATTCCGGTTCTGATCGTTTGGGACTCTATTGCTGCTAGTGCTCCGAAGGCTGAGATCGAAGGTGATTATGACCAGAACACGATCGGTCTTGCAGCAAGGGTGCTTAGCAAGGGATTCCGAAAGATTACACACGTAATTGGTGATAAAAACATATGTTTGGTGTTGTTAAATCAACAAAGAACTAAAATAGGTGTGATGTACGGAGACCCGCTGACGACTTCCGGGGGCATGGCAATCCCGTATCACGCGTCAGTGAGGCTTAAAATAACTGGCGGTCAGCAACTCAAGAAAACCATTAACGGCAAGGAAGCCGTAATTGGCATCGAGGTGGAAGTGAAGACCATCAAGAACAAGGTCGCCCGACCATGGAGACAGATTGGTTTTGAGATCCACTTCGGCAAAGGCATTTACGAGGACGAGCATGTCCTCACAGAGATTGCCCGTTATTGCCGCGAGTCTAAAGATCCAGTGCTAGCTGGTAAAGACAACAGTCGTCGCGTCTCACTTGAGACCGGCGCATGGAACACGTTCACCATTGCGGATAACAGCACGGGCGAAGTGATCGAGGAAGTGAAGTTCCGCAAATCTGACTTTGGCTCCGAGGTGTTGCGTAATCCGAAATACTCCGAGTACGTTGACGCGTTGTTTGATGCGTGCTACATCATGCGCTCGGATACACACGCGACCGTCACCGGGGTCGATACTGAGTCAGCTACCGAGCTTGAAGCCGCCAGACTGGAGGCCGGTGGCAAGCAGCTCTTGAACGACTGACGCGCTCATTATCGTGGCTTGACTTTATCTCGCCATTGTGGCATCATGCACAATACCACAGGGACAATGTCATGAAAACGCCTCCAACAGCCTTAGCACGTGTTAATAAATCACCACAGCCAATTCTTCACACCGGCCAGGAACAACCGGCTGTCACAATACCAGACCAGCCACACGTAGGGGCCTGGGCACACGATATTCGCGCTTGTTGTCCTTACCCATCCGAGAACGTACGTGAGCACGTGTTTGTGTATGGAACGCTGAAAAGCGGCTTCCGTAACAATCACGTGTTCATGCGTGACGATTCTGAGCTTATCTCCCATGCTGCATACACACTCAACGCGGCCTATGAGCTTGTTGGGATCGGGTCGTCATATGCGGCGATGCTGACCGGCGGTCAATTTCGGATCAAGGGCGAGCTGTACGCGGTCGGCCCAGAAACAATGGCACGTATCGACCTTTTGGAAGGCAACGGCGTAATGTATACGCGCGTTCGTGTACCGGTGCTTGTTTTGGCGAACGGCCTCGCACAAGACCGGACCGTCGACGCATGGGCATATGTCATGGATCGAGAACTTAGTGAAGGTATGTGCAACGACAAACGGTCTGCAACACACATGCCAGATGGCCCATGCGTGGTCCGCGTAATTGGCTTGACATCCACCCAGGAGTGGGTTAAGCTGTCTGCTGTCTCTGAGCGCTACCACTGACACGGCATAGTTACACACTAGCAAACACCTGGAAACACGAGAGACAAAGTATTATGGGCGACCTTCGTAACAAGATCCGCAGCATGGTTCGTAATGAGTTCGCCCGACGCCTCGTTGGCGAGGCTTACGAGCAGCAGAACGCCGATACCGCCGATGCCACCAAGGCGTACCGCGCATCAAACTACGACCTGACGTGGTCCGGCCTCCCGGAAGGCGGTATCGACAAGAAGAAGCCCGACGCCCCCAGCCCGGAAGCGACGAAGACCGACTTCGTCCGGTGGTTTCTGAAGACGTACGTCAACGCGGCGAACTCCACCCTGAACCTCACACCCGAGCAGCGAGACCGGGTCATGGCTGTTCTGGGTCCCGTCAAGGATGACCCGGACCAGTTCGTCGAGATGATCAACAAGGAGCGCGAGCTCGTGTTCGGCGCGTCGAACTACCGGTCGGATCCTGACCCGGTATACAAGCTGCTCCAGGCATATACTGGCGCCAAGTCGATGATCCCGCGGATTCACGGGTCTTCTGATGACCTGGACAAGCTCGTTCCGGATGACGGTACAGACGCGGACAAGCGCAAGTACAACGTGGCCAAGGATGGGGAAGAGAAGCAGACTGGCATTCTGGACATGTTCGCCAGTGACCCGACCGAGTCGGGCACGAAGGAGCGCGTTCGTCAGCGGCTCAACGCGGCCATGGAGCACCTCGGAGGTGAGGACGTTATCCATCTTCTGAAGTTCCTCAAGGACCCGAACACGTCCAAGGGAGTTCGCGAAGATGTCCTTAATGACCTGGAGGAGCTTGGCATCGTGATCGGCGAAGCCATGGAGCAGTACACGGACCTTTTTGTCCGGGCCATGGTCCCTGCGTTCCGGGGTGTTACCTCGGTTGACGACGATGCTGCCCTCAAGTCGGCATTCGCAAAGGGCCTCGTAGCCTTCCAGAGCCAGCTGGAGGAGCATGGTGTGGCGAGGATGGGCTCGCAGGAGATCGACGTGTTCAGCGAGGTATTCAACGAGGACGTCGGCGAAGGCAAGACTGTTCTGGATCTTGTCCTCGCGGCTAGCAAGAACCCCGGAAGTGCTGACGTGTACATGGACGAGATCAAGGCCGCAGCGCTCGACGTGTTCCGTACGGAGTACGCCGACCGCCAGACCAACTTCAACACCATGGGCGACTTCGTCGATGCGAATGCCGAGGTCAAGCGGCTCAGGCAAGAGGTCTATGGCACGGTGGCCCGCCGTGGTCGTCCAGCCGCGTCGCCCGGTGAGATCGGCGGTCCTGCGCCCGCAGCCCCGGCTGCCGACGTTAAGCGGCCTCGTGGGCGCCCGC